GCGTGAATGACGAAAATAGCGGAACAGATGTTCGAGGAGGACGGGAAGATCGTGGTCAAGCAGACGCACGACTTCAACCCGGTCTTGGAGAAGGCAAAGATGCTCCGAAACGCAGGGGCAGGCCACCTCGGGGAAAGCAAGCTGGTGGGCTTGGTCCCGATGAAGGTTTGGGCTGAGTGGGCTAAGAAATGGGGCGTCAATCCCAACGACACGGCGGCCATGCGTGAAGTAGTGGCTCGTGAGATGAACAGCAGCGACAACGCCCATCTGCGCGTTTGGGAAGGCAAGTACTGATCTGGGTATCGTGAGGGGCGCGATGGTGGATGATAAGCCGTAGCGCGAACCTGATCTTCGACCGATACAAAGCCAATGGCCTCGCAGCGCCCCTCACTTGCATTAACTATCTGATTGCCACGGTGGCTGGCAAGCCTCTGCCTCGCTTTTAATGCGGTTGATTTCTGGTAGGTTTTTTACGGCCATGTATTTCAATAGCTCAAACTGCTCGGATGTCAGCCACCAAGCTGGGCATTTGACGTAGCCCGCCAGCCTCAAGGCTCGCGCTCCGGGGCTGTCGCTGGCTTCACGGGGCATCGCTTTCCTCAATCTCGGCGATGATGGCGCGGGCGATCACCTGTGCAGTTATACCCGGACCCATACGATAGTACTGGCGATCCCTGATGACTTCCAACGCCTCCGCCGCCTTCGCCAGCTTGGCTTCGGCCTTCGCCAGCTTGGCGGTCAGGGCTTCGATGCGGTCGGCGGATTGGCGGCACCAATCGCAAGCCTTGTCTTTGGTAGCGTGTATTGGATATCCGCAAGCGCCGCAGCAATTCTTATCACTCATGTCTTCTCCCCCTCAAATATCTTCCGCCACTTGTAAATGCTCGGCACCGAGACGCGGTGCAGCGCGGCGGATTGCTTCACGCCTATGATCTCAGCGTCTTGGACGGCGGCTAGGCGCAGATCGTCGGTCAGGCCATAGTCTGGATGCAGTCCGGTCATCAGTCCCTCCATGTCCCCATGAGCCTTGAGTTCAGGTCAATTATTTCAGTCAGCCGCGCATAGCGCCAGCGACCCCACTTCCAATTCCCCACCCCCCAGTCTGGCACCGCCACACGGACCATAAACACGGGCAGGAAGCCAAACTTCATGTGGATCGCGCCCTGCTGGGCTTCTCTTGTCAGTTCTTTCATTTCCGACTCTCCTTAATCCGCTCCCACCTGACGCCAAAGCACAGGCGCTGCATGAGGCGATGGAATGCGTTGGGCTGTCGGCCTTCCTCAAAGTGATACACAACGCCGGGGACGAGGTGGCAGCGCCAAACATACTCTGGGGGCCATGCGATCTTTAGGTTTTCAAGCACTAGTAATCCTCCACGATCAGCCCGTCACGGACGCACAGCGACCCCTTGTAAATGGTGACTATGTGGCCGCCGACGGCCTCGCACCGTTCCTCCTTTTTGTTGGCGGAGTGGATCGCAAAAGCGAGAAAGGTGATCCCTGCAATGATAAGCGCGTAGAAACCGAGGTCGTCGATCATTTCCGCCCCCGTTCCCACGCCATGCGCGACAGGCGATTGGCCAGCGCGTCGATGTCCTCGATGCCGATCTGGCGATTGCTAATGATGGCCCAGTAGACGAGGTCCATGAACCTCTTGGGCGGCAGCACCTGCACTGCGCTGTTGATCCATATTGCAGCCTCTGCCTGCACATCACGGTGCGGCATGGTCTTTGGTTCCTTGCGCCAGAACATCATGCCACATCCTCCGGCAGATCGAAGCAGGTCAGACGCACCACACGCCCGGTTGCGACCAACTCGGCCAGCTTGGCTGCGACGGCGGCGTCACTCATATTCATATCCTCGGCGATCTCTTCGACGGTGGCGCGGCCATCAGCTTGCAGGTTGCCCAAGATGAAGGCACCCAGCGTATCATCCCGTGATACAGGCCCTGCATCCTCCAGCGAGATGGCCAGCCAAGGCGTCTTCTCCGGCTGTGACATGTTCGGCACGATCTGCGCCATGACCTTCTGGCCGGGGCGCAGGCTGGCATCCAGCGCCAGCTTGCTCGGGATAAAGACGTTCTGCGTCATGTCGCTGGCGAGGACCGCGAAGGTGGTGCCTGTCTGAAGGCGGTTGGTTACGATAAGTTCAGTCGGTTGCATTGTTGGCTTCCATTGCTTTGAGTTGGTCTTCTGCGTCACGTTGATAATGGATCAGGATCATAATCTCTTCCCCGACCCAGCTAGGACGGACGCCCGTGCCGTATCTCTTTTCTAGATCGTCGATCTGTTGTTTCTTCAGTTCGATGTAGCTGCGTAGGCTTTCGATGGTCATTACATGATCCCCAATCTGTCCAAGGCGAAGTATGATTTCTTGTAGCTTTCGATGAGACGATCAACGCTGTCGATCTTGTCTTTGAGTTCCGGCGTGGGCCTAGTGTCGTTGTAGATCGTCAGCGTCTCGCGGTAATCCCACAGCGCGGTCAGCACGATGTGGGTGTCCATTGCTCCAAGTCTGACAGCCATCACGCAACCTCCTCTTGATCCTTGGGCCAGCCCATCTCGCGCAGGCCAGCCACGACATACGGCACCAGCGCCGTCGATGCCTGCGCGGGCTTCATGTCCTTGGGCGGCTCTTCCGGCAGGTACTTGTGAAGCTCCGGCTCGAGCAAGGTCTTGGCCTGCTTCAAGGTGCGGATGCCCCGCAGCATGGCCTCAAGCTTCTCCTCCATCGAGCGGCGCGCCCTCCACTGCTCTTCGGCGGCGCGGGATAGATCGGCCAGCGGTCCTTGGACCTCGGTCACAAGCTCTTGGTCCTCGGCAGTATTGTTGTAGTGGATGCGGTAGGCATAGAGCGACGTCCCGTGCCCATCCTCCCGCTCCCGTTGCCAGATGATGTTTGCGCCCCCAAGGTGGTTGGCATGCGTGGCAAAGCGGACCGCCAGCCAGCGCCGAAGCTCCGGCTTGTCATATATCGCCCGCACCTCGGCGGGCATCTTCTCGATGGCCTTGGCCTGTAGCAGAGCATGCGCCTGCGCGGTGTGATCGATCTGGGGGATGTCGGCCATGATGTCGCGGACGATCCGGGCTTTGTGGGTTTTGTTCAGGTTCATCTCACCACCCCATCCCGAAGCCGAAGAGGAAGCCCGCGTAGAGCAGGCCGAAGATGCAGAGGATGCCGATCAGGTCGGCGGAGATGTCTCGGATTTTCATTTGGTTTCTCCATGATTGCTAGTTCGTATCCCCACCATACAGCTAGAAACACCTCATGCAAGCATAAAAATGCGCTTGACGCAAAATAATTTCACAAATAGACAGATCGAACCGAAGCACAGGAGGACGCCGTGAAGGCTCAAGACCAAATCAGACAGTGGGCGGCGGACGGCGGGCGCAAGCTTGGCTGGATCGCTGACCAAGTCCCCGTCGCCAAATCCAGCTTTTCACGCTGGATGCTTAACAACATCACGCCCGGCGCGATCTACCGCAACCGGCTGGCCGAGATCACCGGGATCGACAGCCTGCGTGACAAGGGGACGTGGAAATGAACCGCGCCGAAATCTTGGACACGGCAAAGGCGTACGTCACCAAGGATCGCGCAGACACGCACGGCGACGCGGAGGCCAACTTCGGCCTGATCGCGGCTTACTGGTCGGCCCACCTCGGGCGGAACATAAAGAGCCACGACGTGGCCGTGATGATGACGCTGCTGAAGTTGGCCCGCGCCAAGTCGAACCCGGCCCACGCGGACAACTGGATCGACGGCTGCGGCTATCTGGCCTGCGGCGGCGAGATTGCGGTGGGGGAAGGGTGAGGCTCGAAAGAAGCAAAGCAGAATGGCATTGCCTGCGTGCTTCGGCGCGTGGGCAAGAGCCAACACATGCCGAAAAGGTGGCAACAATCATCGGCGTGCAGGAACTCAAAGGCTACATGCTGCAACTGCACAAAGAAAACCGCCTAGACGAAAACGCCAAGGCGGCAATCCAAAAAAGGCTTGCAGAACTAGAAGCCTTCTACGGGCGCAAGCTAGGCTAGATCACTGGCCGCCAGCCAAGCCTCGAAAGCCTGCCAAGCCGCGTCACAGCCAAGCGCAACACAGGCAAATGCCCCAGCTTTGGCCGATGCTGCAAGATATTCCTTCTGCCCATCTTGCCAGCGCCCTTGCGTCGGATCGCGGCGCTTCAATTCGCAGACAAAGGCCACCCGCGCCGGAATAATGATGTCCGAAGCGCCCGGCGTCATGCCTTCGGCCTTGTGCTTCGACACCGCGCCAAACTGGCCGCCGATCCGCAGCCCCTCATTGCGCGGGTGCAGAGCAATCTTCCCCCATGTATCAGGATGCGTGCGCCGCAGCCGACCGAAGAACGTGATCTGTTCTTGCTCCTCGGTCGGGCATTTGCCGCGAAACTCCAGATCACCAAATGTCAGCACGCCATTCTGCGCGATGTCTTGAAAATCACTGAGCCGCATGTTTTTCTTCCTCGCTAAATGGGTTCCACTCAATTTCCGCAACGCTTGGCGCTTCTGGCTCTATGTCCTCCGGGCGGTTATAGGCGCGGATGTCAAAGAAGCCGCTCTCAACGTCTTTGCGATACGTCACGGTCCTTGGCGCAACCGTCCCGCATTGCGTGGCAGCCTCAAAAGCGTTCCATTGAGACTGCCCTCTGATATGCTTGGCCTCCGGCATCACCCAAGTTGTGAATTGCCTGTAAGGTGTCACCCATTCAACGCGCAGGGTCTTGTTGCCGCTGCGGCTGATGTTGGGCGATGCTGACATGCTAAGAACACGGTCAGTCTGCCAGCGCGTGGGATCGCGTTTCAGCGCCTTGAAGTCTGCCTTCAGCTTCTCATTGGGATCGACGATTTCCCACTTGCAAAACGCACAGTATCGCGCGGCAATGTCGTTCTCCATGCTGCAATTTGGACACTCTTTAAACGTCCAGCGATAGCCGCAGCGTTCATACTCACCGCGCTTGCCAGCTTGCACCATCCCCATGCAACGCCGACCAAAATGCACCGGGATTGGACCAAAGTCGGACATGATCTGCCGACCATCCAAATCGAGCGCATAGCCCGCCTCATCATGCGGATAGTCAAAATACTGCGGATTGACGCTGACCATATTTTCATAAGAGCAAGACGGGCAGATGCAGGTCATGCCGCCATCACCGCCACCAGCCTTACTAGCCTTGACCACCGGCGCAAACAGATCGCCATCCGGGCAATGGTCCTCAAGGTTGGTCGTGTAATCCAAAACCAAGCAATCGGTCTTGCCATCATGCAGGCGCAACCCGCGCCCGATGATCTGCTGCAAGAGGCCAACGCTTTCGGTCTTGCGAAGGATGGCAATCAGATCGACGTGGCTTGCATCGAAGCCCGTGGTCAGCACCGACACGTTCACCAGATATTTGATCTGCTGCGCCTTGAACCGCTTTAGGATGCTGTCGCGCTGGGCTTTAGGGGTTTGCCCTGTGACGATCTCGGAAAGCTCTGGCGGCAGGCTGGCCATGATTTCTTGCGCGTGCTTCACGGTGGCGGCGAAGAACATCACGCCTTTGCGATTGGCGGCTTGAGCCACCACGTCGCCCACAATCGCCGCCGTCTTGCGCCCTTGGCCATGATAGGCCCGGTCCACTGCGTCGGCATCAAACTGGCCACGGCTGTTTAGTGCAAGCCCGCTGGTATCGTATCCACTGGCATTGATGGCCCCGATTACAGGCGGTGTCAGGTAGCCCATGCCGATCAGCGCACGTGCATCTATTTTGTAGGCGCACTTCGCAAAGTAGGGGGAAAATGCTGTATCTTCGCCGTTTATGCGCCCGTTGTCGTGTTCTTGAAAAATCCACCCGGACCCAAGGCGGTAAGGCGTGGCCGTAAGCCCGCACACGCGCAGATTTGGGTTTCCTTCGCGCATTGCTGTGATGATATCCCGCACCGTTGGAGTGATGCCGTGCGCCTCGTCCAGAATGACCAGCGCGTAGCCGCTTGGCCCCTGCATTTGAAAGCGGCTGATCTTGTTCTTGACTGTCAGCGGAGAGCCAAACACCACCGGGTGCCGCAATTCCTTTGCACCGGCACTGGCAGAAAAGGTGCTGGCCCGGTTTCCCGTGGCCAGAAACTTCTCGCGGTTCTGCATCACCAACTCGGCGCTGGGGGCAAGGCACAGAACGCGCTTGCCCGTCATGTCGTGGATCACTCGGGCAATCTCCGCAATGATGTGAGACTTGCCCGCGCCAGTGGCCGCATCAATAACAAACGGCGCTGCGCTGCGCTTCATCCATTCCAACGCCGCATCTGCCGCGTCCTGCTGATAGGGGCGGAGGGTCATTTGACCACCCAATAGCTTGAAGGCTTGCCGCGATACGGTTCAAGGTCTGCATTTGGTATCAGCGCCTTAACAGCTTTGGCATAGGCAATCGCGCCAGCCTTTTCGACCTTTGTCAGCTTGCGCCCGGCAAAGATCGTGTCCTTCTGCCCTGAAATGCGAACCATATCAGCAAGCAACTCCTTCTTGCGTTCCTCTGCGCGGTCGATGGCCTCACAGATTTGGTCGTACTCGGATGCGATCCGGTGCGCTTCCGGCGTGTCGATAATCTGGCGCTTTGGCTCAAGGTGGATCGCAGGGTTCTTTCGTTCCGCCAAATATTCCGCATAAAACTGGCGCAGTTTTGGCAGGTTTTGATTTTGCCAAGACCCGCTCCACATTACTTTTTCCATTGAAGTCCCGTTTGGCGACCACTGGTAAAAATTCCACCATGACCTATTCGTGACCCAAATCGAAAACTGCACTTGGTCAAAATAATGGGGCTGGTCAAAGACCGACTTAAACGCAGGCGTTTCATCTTTCCGCAGTC